GCTCGCCGGGGGTTTCAGGTCTTTCGCGTCCGTAGGGCCCGGCGCGGGCGCGGTGCCACCTTGCCCCTGCTGCGGTTGCGTTTGCGCCTCCTGCGGCTGCGCAGCGCCCTCGGTGGGCGTTTGGGCCGGTGCTGCCGCCTGCGGTTTGCCGCCACGCTGGAACCGTCCGAACTCGTCACGGCGCCGCGCCTCGGCGCTGGGCTGCTCGCGTTGTTCGTGCTCCGATACTTCGTCGGTCGGTTCGTCGCGGTCGAACTCCTGTTCGAGCTGCTCGCGCAGGCTCAGCTCGGGGGTGTCGTCGTCACCGCTGGGAACGTTGGCGTTCGTGTCGTGTTGGGTTGCTGCGGCTGTTGCCATGTCGTCTGCCTTTCGTACTTCTATGAATTACGTCGGTGTGGTTGCACGTGGAACATTCATCCCCCGAGCTTTTCCATCGCCTGGGCCACATCACGCCCGCGGGTCGTGTCCTCGCCGGCCAGTGCTGCCGCGCGCTTCTCAGCGTCGCGTTTCCATGTCTGCGCGAAGTCGTCTACCGTGGTTAGGTTGTGCTCGCGCATGTAGGCGCGGTGCTTGGCGCGGGTGCTGATGTCGGTTCCATCGGTGGCGCGCAACCCGTCATAGTGGCGCTCGGACGCGAGCGCGTTGTGCACCGCGAGCCCAGGCGCCACGGTGATGTGACGCTGCATGACCTGGGTGCAGCAAACCAGCGCGGGCGCGTTCGCGATGTATTCGCGAATCGACAGAAATAGCTCGTCGATGCGCCCGCACTCGCCGCACCTGAATTCGTAGGTCGGAATTTTGGTTCCCCCGGTCAGGGCGTGGGGGTCGGCGCGTCGGCTACCAAATCGTCCACCGCGGTGATGCTGGCTTTGATTTCGGCCACCTTGTCCGCGATGTCCTGCGACACGCCACCGGCTGCAATCAGCGCCTCCAGCTCGGCGATTTTCGCGAGGGATGCCGATGTCTCGGTGCCGATCTTGCTTACGGTGGTCGCGATTGCGGTCAGGTCCGCTAGAACTTCGTCTTTCGTTGCCATGATGGCGCCTTTCAGGTTGTGAATGGATGCGGCGATTTGGTCGAGCTTCGCCTGTAGCTCGTCGGTGTCGCAGCGACACCGAAACTTGATTCCGAACATCACGGGGCTGGCGCGGGCGCTGCCGCCTCGGCTTGCAATGCCGCCATCACGGCGCCGCGCGCCGCGGTCATGCGGGTACGGCATTGGTCTATCTTCGTGTTGGCGTCGGTGATCTGCGCGGCGAGGCGCTGCCGCTGCTGCACCAGCAAATCACGGGCGCTGCTGGCCTCGTAGAGCGCGGCGCGGGCTGTGCGCAGCTCGGCTAGGGTTTCGTCGGGTGTTGCCATCGGACTACCTCACTGCGGCGGGTTGAATGGCATGGGCTGCTGCGGCAGCATCGGCGCGACAGTACCGGGCGCGGCGCGTAGGCCCCCGCTGGGAACCATCATTCGGCCACCGGCCGCGGGTTGCGGGCCTCCTGGCTGCGGGCCTCCAGCGGTCGGGATCGCGCCACCGAATACCGGATGCGGGGTCGGCAGCAACGCTGCCTCCTTCGCGGTGCGGTCGGCTTCGGCGCCGTACTTCTGGGCCTGGGCCAGCGTCTTCTGGTCCTCGGGGGTCGGGGGCTTCGGCGCGGGCGGTTGTGCGGCCTGCTGCGTCAGCATGTTCGCCGCTTGGTCGAGCACGCCCTCGATGGTCTTCGAGCCTTTGAAGCCCGCTGCGGCCCACTGCAGCAGCTTGATTAGGAACGCGCCCACCTGCGGGGACTGCTGCACGATCGGCCCGGCCGACATGATGTAGTTCGATGCGGCACCTAGGAACTCGGTGCGGGCGTCTTTCTCTGCGGCCCAGTCCGGCGCCGCGAGGCTATCGCTCGTCACGACGATCGAGAACAGCGACGACTGAAAATCCTTCAGCATGCCGATGGCCTGCTGCGCGTAGGGCGCGTCCGGGGTGCGGTCGATCAACGATCGACGCATGATCGTGTCCGGCTGGAACAGGTTGGCGATGATGTTCGCCCGAATGCGCATCACTTCGGACACGAAGCGCGCCACTTCGTTTTGCAGGTTCGCGAGCCGGGCCCCGCCATACTGCACTTTGAGCTGCTGCGCCGTTGCGGTTTCGCTCGCCACGCTCGCGCCGCGCATGATGTCACTGATGCCGAGCACTTCGTACAGGTCGTGCTGTAGCAGGTTCTTTCGCTGGTTCAGTTGCACGATGGCGTTTACGAACTGGTCGAGCGGGAGCCAATCGACGGCGCCTTTCATGCCGCCCTTTTCGACAAACGCGCTCCAGTTGTCCACGGGCACTAGCGAGTTTTGAACCGCGGTAGTGAGCAGTGATTTCACCGCTGCCGCCGACTTGTCATAGACCCCCGCGGCCTTCACCGCATCGGTCAGGTGCGATAGCTTCGCGTTGATGCGGTCTAGTTCCTTGTACAAGTCTTGCGCCATCGCGTAATCAGGGCGCGGCAGGAACGCACTCGTTAGCGTGGTCGCGACTACGGGCATGGGGCACGGGAAGAAATCTTCCAGCTCTAGCGGGTCGTCTTGCTGATCGAGCACGAACGCGCAGCCCTCGACGTACCAGCAAACGTAATTGCCTTCCTTGTCCCAGATTTCCCACACCGCGGCTTGCTTGAATGGCGTTGCCCGCATCACGTCATCATTGCGGTTCCCGTCGCTGTCGCCTTGCGGCGTGGTCGATTTCATCGGGATCATCCCGAGCTGTACATCGGTCAGCTTGAACCGATCGCGCAGGCGCTTCGCGCTCATGTAGACGCGGCGGGCCACCCAGCGGCATTCGCGCCAGCGCCGGCATGGGCTGTAGCGGAAATCGCTCCAGTGCACGTAATCGACGCATGCATCTTCGTTCTCGATGCTTTCGACTTGCTGTGTTTGCGGCTTGCCCGTGGCGGGGTCGATGACCGGCTGTCCGGTCATGGGGTCGGTTACCGGCTGTTCGGTCGTGCCTAGCTGCACGTCATAGCGGCACCACACTTGCCCCAGGCCCGCGATGAATCGATCTTGCACGGCGTCCCGCATCGCTGCGTTCGTGTCGTCCCAGTCGCGTTCCATGTCGCCATTCAGGATGCGCTGCATGATGATGCCCGCGGTGCGCGAAACATCGTCTTCGAAGTCGTCAAACTTGCGGTCTACCTCGGCTTTGGGCAGGCGCCCATAGATCGCGGACAAGATGACTTGTACATTCGACCAAAATAGATTGGTCTTGCCCGCGTAGTCGGCCAGCGATAGCGACATTTCGCCCTCGGCCTTGTCGAGATACGCCTTTTCGCATTCGCGGGCGCTGCGGTGGAACTTCGCCATCCATCGCTTGGACGCGTTCAGCTCCACCGACCATTTACGCGCGAGCGCGCCGCTATCCGTGGCCTGGGCGTCCTGCTGTTCGGGCAGCTTTTCCTCGGTGGTGGTGTCGATGTCCATAACAGCCCTCAGATGCGGTGCTCACGCTTGTTTTGCGTGTGAAGTTCTTCGAGGGAAAAGGGGTAGAAATTCCCGTCATAGACGGGCCGGTCTTCGGTCTTCACGCTCACCAGCTCGCGCACGACCTGGGCGCCATAGCTGAAGGCGTCGGAGCCGTGTGAGGCCCAGTTGTGATCGGGCTCGGCGCTCATCACTTTTCGCTCGTCGTCCCACTTGAACGACCAAGCCCGTAGTGCTTCGATCCCGCGGGCGCAGGCGTCGGGGTGGAACGTGCAGTGCGCGATGACCATGCGCGCCGCGTTGATGCGGTCCTGTAGATTGGTCCGCGGCACGATCGAGCAATCAAACGCCTGGGCGAACTGTTCGATAACGCTGTACTTCGTCGCCATCGTCTTCGCGCGGGCATCGTGCGGCAGATACAGGTGATGAATCGGCACGCCGCATTTCTTTAGCCGCTCTATCCAATCCGAGGCATCGAGCCCTACGCCTTCTTCGTAGTGGCAGAGATGGAATCCGCCTTGGCGCAGCTCCCAGAACCAGAACGCGGCGGCGTCGCGATAGCCGATATCGGACGACACGACGATGCGCGAATCCAGGGACCACGGGTCAGCGACTAGCCGGCCTTCGCGCTCGGCTGCGCTCATGTAGCGGCCCACGATGGCGCCCACGTTGGCGCTGCTGAAGTCGCAGTAATACTCCTGCTGTATCAGCTCCTCGGGCATGTCCATAGCGCGCTCTAGCGCTATGTCGGCTTCGCTGAGCACCTGCGTTTCGCGAATGCTCATGACCGCGCTGAATGCCCCGGGCAGCTTGCGCGCGACCTCTAGCGTTTTGTGCGCATGGTTGTAGCCGCGTGGCGTGAAGATGAACGATACGGAGCCGTTGTTCTCACGCAGGATCGGGCGCACGAAGTCATAAGCGCGCGGGTCGGTCAGGGACCATTCCGAGAACGTGACGTGAACCGGGTTCGCGCCTACGTTGGCATCGAAGTTATCGGCGCCGACGATTTGCACAATGGAGCCATTGACTAGCTCCAATTTCATTTCGTCTTCGATGCGCCGCTTTACGAGCTGCGTCGGGAACGTCTGTGCGATTAGGTTTTTGCCTTCGCTCGTGATGTTGTCCCACACCACTTTGCGGCCCTGCTTCAGCGTCGGCAGGCAATGCCAGTACAGGCCCACGCGCCGGAAGGACTGCTTACACGCCTGCGCTAGCGCGGTTCGATCCTTGCCGCCGCGTCGGTGCATCACCCAGACTGCGAACTTGCAGCCGTTATCCATGGCCTGCATGTAGGGCGTTTGATACGCCCGCGGCGTCATGCCGCCATCAATGCGCAGCTCGGGCGCGTTGCTCACTCGTCGCCCCCTTCGGGATCAACGGGCTGTTGCGCGTTCGGCGTGGCGTCGATGACTTCGCCGATGTGCACGAGCTGCAGATGGCGCTGCGGGCTGATGTGCTCAGCAATCGGCGAATTCAGCACCCCGGGCACGGGGCCGGCGCCATTCGCAGTCAATTGCACTACGTTGATAACCAGCCCGCCCACGCTGGATTCGTCGTCCTTCATCAGCGCCTTGCCGATCAATTGGACGAACAGGTCCGGGCGCTTCTCCTTCAGCCAGCGGAAATACTGCGTCGGGTTGCCATCGATATACAGCGCGGTATGGATCGCTTCGCGGATGTCGCGGCTGATGGTCGCGGCGCTGTATTTGTTCTTTTGCCCAGGCTTGCGCCCGCCCGTGTAGGTCGGGCGTTCGTAGTCGGACATGGCGCGCTAAAAGAAAAAGCCCGCACGCGGCGGGCTTTGAAACTCTGGCGTGAGGCCAGAGCAAGGGAGGTAGGGAACAGAAATCAGCAATTGCGGGCACGGCTACGCCCACGGGCCGGAATATACCGTCAGAGCAAACCCAGGTGCAACAGCCGCCTTTCCAGCTCGGCGCACGCCTGGGCACACAGGCTATCCAGCTCGGGGCCCGTGGGGAGCCGGGGATTAAACATGACCTCGACGCCTAGGCATTCCGCGCGGGCAACGTGTTGCAGTGCTAGCTGCATCTTCAATGGCAGGCGTTCGATTTCCTGCTCGATGTGAACCATCATCAGATGCTCTAGCGTGTCTTCGTCATCGCTCGTCGGATTCGACAGCAACGCGACCCGCTGCAGCTTGCGCTCGGGCGTGTAGCCGCGTCGCCATTGGTGCCAGCGCCCTAGCAAACTGCCGATGGTCATGGGCGTTCACTTGTCGATGTTGCACCCGTGGAAGAACTGCAGCACGTCGGCCCGGTCCTGGCTGTGCTGCTGCAGCCGCAGGTTTTCTAATTTGCTTTGAACCGTAGCCATGCGCTGCAGCAATCCATATTCCCCCTGTTGCCGGTTGATGTCGGCCGCGACTGCGCTACCCCTCGGCTGCATTCGCTGGGCTTCGCACAACTGAATTGCTTTCAACGCCTCGGCGCTGGGCTGCTTCACCTGCTCGGCCTTCGTGGTGCGGTCATAGGTCCATGCGTCGATGGCTGCGACGTGCCACGGGTACGCCTCGCGTACGGCGCGAGCGCGCAGCGCATCGCGTGCCGCGTATGCCTTTTCTGCACCCAGGGCTCTTTCGATGCGGTCGAGCGAGCGCTGTATTTCCACCGGGTCGGCAGCGAGCAGCACGCCCGGGGTATCGCTTGCCGTCATGTAGAGCTGTGCCGTGGGATCGAAGGGCGGGGGCAGGTGCTTGGCTGCTAGCTTTCCTTCGAGCACTTGGATTTCGTCTGCGATGCGCTTGGGCACGCCCAGCGGGTGCGCGAACGTGAACCACCAGGGCAAATCGTCGCGGAATACTTCGCTAGCGGCGGGCGCGTAGCCCATGCGGTGATCTTGGTTGCTCATGGCTTTTCTCCTTTTCATGCGAACAGCGCTGCCAGCAGCGCAACGACGACGACGATTCGGACGAACCAAACCACCATCAGATACTGACGGTCGAACGGGTTCACGCCGAAGGCGTCCGCATCGGTGGCATCGTCTTTGCGTCCTTGCGCAAAGCTGCCGCCAGCTTCGGGCCCTTGTCGGCCTGTACGAAGTCCTGCCCCACGGTTTGGGGCACGCCCGCTTTCTTCGCGAATGCGGGATTGTGCGCAACGGCTTCCATGAACCGATGCTGCTTAGCGCTGCTGCTGGGCATTTGGGGTTGCTCCTTTCGTGCGCACGTTGGGGTGCAGTGGGAAACACCGATGGCATTCGGTCGGCCAGCCCGCGCCCTCGTGACCCGCGTAGAACCAGCCCTTACCGCGGCATATCGGGCAATCGGGGCGGGCCTTCGGCTTTTCTTTCTTCGTGGACATCAGTCGCTCCCGCTGCTGCTACTGCCCGAATCGCTAGCTGACGAGCTGTCGCTGCTGCTGTCGCTGCTCCACGACCCCGAGGCCCCCGCGCCGCTGTAGTCGCCCCCGCCACCAGAAGCGAACGCATCCGGGGCTGCGGGGCTCGGGTCGATCGTGGGGATGTGCTCGGCGGGGTAGACGGGCGAATAGCTCGGGGCGCTCGGGGTCGAGCGGCCTGGGCGGGCGCCTGTGGCGGGCTTCGCGGGCTTGCGCTTCAGCAGGGTATGGGGTTTCGTCGTGTTCATGCTGCTAGCTCGGCCTTTGCGGGGGTCGTGAGGTACGCGCTGATCGAGACTTGCACCGCGGTGATTTCGCGGCCTTCGGAACTTTCGAGCCCTGTCCACGAGATGGAGCCGTTCATCGTCACTTGAACGATCTTGCCTTCCATGTCGGGCAACAGGTCGATGAACTCGTATGCCGCGGCATAGGCCGCGTTTTTGTCCACGTCATGGATGGGCTGCGCTTTGACGACTGCATCGAGCTGCTGCGCGACGAGCTGCTTCGCGATTAGCTTATCGCCACCGCTGATTTGGAATGAATAGCTCATGCTGTTGTGCTCCTTTCGATTTCGGGGTACTGGGCAAACGGAAGTTGGAAATGCGGCCCATCGGGGAACGTCGCCCAGTCGCCGCCCCATTCGATGGGCACACGTTCGGCAGCGGCAGCGGCTTTCATGGCTTTTGCGAGCAACGTGTACAAGGGCCAGTCCCAGCGAATTTCGCGGTCTACCAGCGCCGCTAGGTCCACCGCATGGCCTGTTAGGTGCCTGCTGTGCAGCGTGTGCGTGGCGCCCTTCGCGAGTAGCTGCCGCTGCCGCTCGATGGTCCGCAGACCCTCGGTGACGACGAACTCAGCCCCGTCCGCGGCGCAGCGCTGCACGACCCGTTCTAGGTCCGGGTGGACGCCTTGCAGGCGCGCGATG